CCAGGTCAGGCAGTTCCTATTGCTACTAGAGGTATCTTTACTTTATCTTCTAGTGGTTTTGACGGAAACGCCACTGATTACACTGTAGGAGCGCCTGTTCAAATGTCTTATACAAACGCAGGTAAAATTACTGGCGCTGTATCAAATCATGGACACTGGACTTCAGGACACTTCGGAAAAGTTCTTGGAACTGGTTCTAGAACCAACCAAGGCCCAACGAGTGATCAGTTCTTAGGTGATTACATTGTCTTAGAAATTCATTAATCTTAATTTATAGGAAGGAACAATTTCACCATGAAAATTACTTTAAAACGCACCCCAGAGCAAGTCGAGCTTGTAAAAGCTATGGCTTCTCGCAACAAAGCCGTTGCATATGAGGCACAGGTCGCATTAGCCGAGTTTATCGGACCAGTTTTGGCAGAGGTTCTTAACCAAGCCCCAACTGTAAGCAACCTGTTCCAGTCACTTCAGTTTAATGCTGATGATAACCCAAGCATTCCTTTGGACCTATACTACAACATTTCCGATGAGGACTATGTTCAGGTATACAGCCAGAGCCATGCTGGAGGTCTCCCAACTAACCAAGTTCTTCCAACTGCATCTGAGTTGAAGCTTGCTACTTATAGCCTTGATAGTGCTGTAAGTTTTGATCGTCGTTATGCTGCTAAGAGCCGCATGGACGTTGTAAGCAAGACTTTCACTCGTGTTGCTCAGGAAATCTTGATTAAGCAGGAAACTACTTCAGCTACTTTGCTTATGACTGCTGTAGCAGCAGCTACAACTAATTCAAAACAACACGTTCAGACCAACAACGTTGCTGGTAAGTTTACACTCTCTGACATGAACGATCTTCTTACTCTTGCTAAGAGAATCAACACTTCATGGATTGGTGGAACACCAACAACTCGTACAAAAGGTTTGACTGATCTTATTTGTTCACCAGAAATCGTACAAGACATCCGTTCAATGGCTTATAACGCTATTAACTCTCAGGATGCAGACGGATCAGTCCCAGGTGGTACAGACGGTCTTGCAGCTCCTGACGAGCTTCGTATGGAGATGTTCCGTAACGCAGGTCTTCCTGAGTTTTACGGTCTTGGAATTATGGAGATCAATGAGCTTGGAACAAGTCAGAAGTTTAACAATCTATTTGCTACTGCCGCTGGTAGTACAAAC